CGAGAAGCTGCCCGCATCCAAGGGTGCTGGCCTGACTGAAAAGGGCCGCGCCAAGTACAACCGCGAGACTGGCTCCAATCTCAAAGCCCCCGCGCCCAGCCCCAAGACAAAGGCCGATCAAGGCCGCAAAGACTCGTTCTGTGCCCGCATGGAAGGGGTTGTCAAAAACGCCAAAGGTCCAGCAGAACGGGCCAAGGCATCACTCAAACGATGGAAGTGCTGATCATGGCTACAAAACCCGGACTCTATGCCAACATCAACGCCAAACGCGCCCGCATCGCGGCTGGCTCTGGTGAGAAGATGCGCAAACCCGGCGCTGCTGGTGCGCCCACGGCCAAAGACTTCAAAGAGTCGGCCAAGACTGCCAAACCTGCCAAAAAGGCCAAGTGATGCCACTCGTCAAGTCACCCTCAAAAGAGGCATTTCGCAAGAATGTCAAGGCCGAAGTGTCTGCGGGTAAACCCGTAAAGCAGGCAGTTGCGATTGCCTACTCCGTCAAGCGTGAAGCTGCCAAAAAACCAACAATGAAGCCCAAAAAATGACCATTCAAGCCCTGCAAGACTGCCTGATCGTGCGCCCAGACATGGAGAAACACGAACTTTTCATCCTCCTGAAGCAGAAACAAACAGGCACAGGTGTGGTAATCTCCGCTGGACCTGACGCCAAGGACGTAAAAGTCGGCGACAAGGTGCTATTTGGTGATTCCATCGGACAGGATTTGAAGTGGGAAGGCGATAACCTGCTTGTCATGAGGGAATCGCACACGCTTGGTGTATTTGACGCATGAGAGTAATCAGCCGGTCTGAAGCAATGGCGCAGGGTTTGCCGCGCTATTTCACAAACACGCCTTGCAAGCATGGGCATGTTGCCGAACGACAGGTTACTAATTACGGCTGTTGTGTCTGCGCCGACAATGCTTTCAAAAAATGGTACGCCGATCACTCAGCGGATCACTTGAAGCACGTCAACAAGTGGCGGCAGAAAAACCCAGACAAGGTTTCAGCTATTCGCACAAAATGGTCGGAAAGCAACCCCGAAAAGGTCCGACAATCGACCAAAAACTGGAAACGCTCTAATCTGAGCAAGGTGGCTGAATCAGCAACGCGCCGCCGCGCCGCCAAAGACTTGCGGATGCCAAATTGGCTTACTTCCGCAGATCGACTAGAATTCGACACGGTTTACGCATACTGTGCGGCACTCCGTTCCGCTGGCTTGGACTATCATGTTGACCATATTGTCCCTTTGCGGGGAAAATCGGTGTCAGGTTTGCACGTTCCTTGGAACCTGCAAGTGATACCTGCCGTTGAAAACATGAGCAAAGGGAATCGATTTCAATGAAAGACACCACCGGAATCGTAGCCGCAGCAAATGTGGCAAAAAACGGACCGTACCCGTCAAAAGGCGGTTCCGAGGAAATTCTGACCGTTGCCCGTTCACGCATGAAAATGGCAATGGCGGCGTTTTCCCAGACTCGGGAAGACGAACTCGATGACCTGCGGTTCTACGCAGGCTCCCCAGACAACCAGTGGCAGTGGCCTGCTGACGTGCTCCAGACTCGTGGTGCCGTGCAGGGTCAAACGATCAACGCCCGCCCCTGCCTGACCATCAACAAGCTGCCGCAGCACGTTCATCAGGTGACGAACGAGCAGCGCATGAACCGTCCCGGCATCAAGGTGATCCCGGCTGACGACAAGGCTGACGTGGACGTTGCAGCCGTGTTCAACGGCGTGATTCGCCACATCGAGTACATCTCCGATGCTGACGTGGCCTACGACACCGCTTGCGAAAACCAAGTGTCCTACGGTGAAGGCTACATCCGTCTGCTGACCGAGTACTGCGACGAGAAAACATTCGATCAGGACATCAAGATCGGGCGCATCCGCAACAGCTTCAGCGTCTACATGGACCCCATGATCCAAGACCCCACGGGCGCAGACGCCCGCTGGTGCTTCGTCACGGAAGACCTGACCAAAGCTGAGTACGAGCGTCTGTATCCCGATGCCGCGCCGATCAGCACTCTCATGAGCCTTGGTGTGGGTGATCAGTCCATCGCCCAGTGGATCGGTGAGAACACTGTCCGCATCGCCGAGTACTTCTACATCGAGTACGAGAAACAGACGCTCAACCTGTACCCCGGCAACCAGACTGCGTTCACGGGCACACCCGAGGACAAGGCTCTGCGCATGATGTTCAACAAGCCGATCCGCACCCGCGAAGCTGACCGCAAAAAGGTCAAGTGGTGCAAGATCAACGGCTACGACATCCTTGAAGAACGCGAGTGGGCTGGTGCCTACATCCCCGTGGTGCGCGTTGTCGGCAACGAATTTGAGGTTGACGGCCAGATGTACGTGTCGGGCTTGGTGCGCAACGCCAAGGATGCCCAGCGCATGTACAACTACTGGGTGTCGCAGGAAGCTGAGATGCTGGCGCTGGCCCCCAAAGCCCCGTTTATCGGATACGGCGGGCAGTTTGAAGGCTACGAACAGCAGTGGAAGACTGCCAACACAAACAACTGGCCCTATCTGGAAGTCAATCCAGACGTTACAGACGGTCAAGGCGCGGTGTTGCCACTACCCCAGCGGGCACAGCCTCCAATGGCCTCCAGCGGCCTGCTGCAAGCCAAGGCGGGTGCTGCTGAAGACATCAAGTCGGCCACCGGCCAATACAACGCCTCGCTGGGCATGACCAGCAACGAGCGTTCTGGCAAAGCCATCCTTGCGCGTCAGCGTGAGGGCGACATTGGCACCTACCATTACGTTGACAACTTGGCCCGTGCGATCCGTCACATTGGCCGTCAACTCGTGGACCTGATCCCCAAGATTTACGACACCGAGCGCATTGCCCGCATCATTGGCGAAGATGGTGAGCCATCGACCGTCAAGATGAACCCGATGCAGGAAGAACCTGTCAAGCGGATCGTGGACCAAGAGGGTGTGCTGATCGAGAAAATCTACAATCCTTCTGTTGGTAAGTACGATGTGCGCGTGATCACCGGTCCCGGCTACGCTACCAAGCGTCAAGAGGCTCTGGAAAGCATGGCCCAGTTGCTGCAAGGCAATCCACAGTTGTGGCAAGTCGCTGGCGATTTGTTCGTCAAGAACATGGACTGGCCCGGTGCTCAAGACCTTGCCAAGCGGTTCAAGAAGACCATCGACCCCAAAGTGCTGGCCGACGAAGACGATCCGGCCTTGGCCGCTGCCAACCAGCAGATGGAGGCGATGGCCGCTGAGATGGAAAACATGTTCCAGATGTTGCAAAACGTCAACCAGAGCATGGAAGCCCGTGAATTGCAGATCAAAGAATTTGGGGAACAAGTCAGAGCATACGATGCTGAAACCAAGCGCATCTCCGCTGTGCAGGCTGGCATGTCACCCGAGCAGATTCAGGACATCGTGATGGGCACAATTGCCGCAGCGATGGACACTGGCGATCTGATCGGTGGTGCCCCGCAGATGCCTGAAATGCAGCCTCAAATGGCCCCCGAACAAGGTCAAATGCCACCTGAAGGGATGATGTAATGAGTTGCGCTGATTTCATGGGTGAGTTGTTCTTGGCGCGGGATGTGGCCCATTCCGTCCACCTCAACACCCGTTCATACTCAAAACACAAGGCGCTGCGGCACTTCTACGAGGATGTGTTGGACGCTGCCGACAAGTTTGCCGAGGCATATCAAGGCCGTCATGGTCTAATTGGCCCCATCTTGCTGAAGTCAGCCCGCAAAGACGGCGCAATTTTGCCGTTTTTGGAAGACTCGCTGGCGTACATCGAGGAAAACAGGTACAAGGTCTGTGGCAAGACCGACACGACATTGCAGAACATCATTGACGAGATCATTGCTGTTTACCTGTCGGCTATTTACAAGTTAAAATTTCTGGCATAAGGAGCCATCATGGAACTTCTCAACCCCCTCGCCAAAGCCAATTTCCCGGCTCAAACTGCCGCCTTCACAGGCACAGCGGCCAACACATCTGGCTGGCCCGCTGGTCCTGAAGGCGTCATGGTCTGGTCCACAGAACCTTGTTACGTTGAAGTGGGCGAAGGCGCTGTGGCAACGACTGCCAGCACACCGATCCCCGCATTCACACCCATTCCGTTCAAAGTGCCCACTGGTACCAGCGGCCTGTGGCGAGTGAGCGCCATCCAGATTTCTTCTGGTGGCACGGTGTACTGCAAACCGATGAACACAAAATGAGCTTCCTTGCTGTTCGCAACGCTGTTGGCATCGGACTGGGTGGCATTGTTTCGCTGTTCGGTGGTCGCGGTAGCGAACAGGCCCAAAGCAACCTTCTTACCGAATCAAGCGCAAATCTTGTGCAAGAAGATGGTGGCTTGATTCTCTTGGAGTAACACATGACCGTAAATCTCTCGGCACTGGCTGGCGCGGGCCAGCAATTTTTAGACAACAACGGCAACGTGTTGACGGGCGGTAAACTGTGGTCTTACCAAGCTGGTACAACCACGCCTCAAACCACGTATACGACCGCTGCGGGCAACGTGGCTCACACTAATCCAATTATTCTCGATGCCGCCGGTCGTGTCGCCACGGGTGAAATCTGGTTAACTGCTGGAGAAAACTACAAGTTTGTGCTAATGACTAGCACTGATGTAACTTTGGCGACTTGGGACAACATTACAGGGATTAACGGTACCGGCATCACATCGAATGCTGAAAGCGTGGTCTATGACCCACCGTTTACAGGTGCTGTTCCCACCAATGTAGAAGAAAAACTGGCTCAGTACATAAGCGCAGCAGATTTTGGTGCTGTGGGTGATGGTGTTGTCGACAACGCAACCGCAATTAATGCAGCCGCTACCGCAGTCAGTGCACTTGGTGGTGGCGTAGTCACCCTCGGTGCAGGCACCTTCATTGTGGGTGCAACAATTCAGATGCCTGACAATGTTGTATTGCAAGGTGCCGGTCAGCTTGCGACAATCATCAAACTCAAAAACGCAACCAATGCAAACATCATTCAGAAAAAAGCGGGTGCTGTTGGTTTAGGTGCGGGTTTGTTTGACCTCACGATTGACGGCAACGATGCAAGCAACACAAGTGGTGGAATTTATTGGGCTGGTGCCAGTACAGGGCGTGGTCCATCTTTTACGTTTGAGAGAGTCACCGTTACAAAATGCGCACCAATTGCGTCACCCCCATCCGGTGAAATTGCAGCCATTTTGACAACAGGTAGCACATGGGGTGTAGCGCGTGACCTAGATGTCAACCAAAACCAAGATGCTGTTGGCTGGTGGCACAAAGGGTCCGATTGGCAAATCGACAACTTGTATCTTGGCCCGAATGGCGCGGACTACAACAGCGGCGCAGGTACCCACTCCATGATCATTCAGGGTGGTGCTGGCAATCTTTTCAATTCCTGCTATTTTGGCGGTAATGGTGGATTAAGTCAGGTGTTTTTGTGGGGGTCGCAACGCAACTTGTTTGTCAATTGCATCAACGACAACTCATGGGAACAAGCGTATCGTTTTGACGCACTGGCGGGAACTGGGGCAAACAACAATCGTTTCTTGGGTGGTCAAATTCGCGGGGCGAGTGGTAAAACAAACCTTGGCTTTCCCGCCGTATTGGTCATTGATTCCACAGGCAACGTCTTTTCGGATGTTGAATGGAGTGGTAACGCTCACACATCGAGTGGCAATGTTGCTGATTACGGTTTTGAAGAAACAGGCACATCTACTGGCAATTACATTGTTGGTGGAAACGTGGCAGCGCCGTTTGGCACAGGTTTCGTGTCGCTTGCTTCCGGCAGCACAACATTTGTGACTGCGGTGTTTGGCTACGACATTTCAAGTGTTGGGACTTTGAACGCCCGCACCAAAGTGCAAGTTTACGCAAACTACGACGACAGTGTTCCGTCTGTGAGCAGTGTTCCGTTGGGAAGGTTTAACCAAGGCACTGCCACTTCTGTGTGGGTTGGAGCAAAAGGTTACAGTTACGGCTGGCTTCAGGCAATTCAGGATGACGGCACTGGAAATTTAAAACCGCTGTACCTTCAACCTCTTGGTGGGAGCGTTGTTTTACCAACCGCTGGCAATGGTTTGACTGTAACCAGCCCCGATGGGTTAATTACCAAAACCATCTCGATTAACAATTCCGGCAACATCGTTGCTGTTTGATTGGAGTAATTTATGGCAGACGCGAAAATTTCAGCACTGACTGCGGCAACCACACCGCTTGCGGGCACGGAAGTATTGCCAATTGTTCAAAGCGGCACGACTAAAAAAGTCAGCGTTGCAAACTTGACAGCGGGTCGTGTTGTCGGAATGCTTCGCGGAAACATTGAAGGTGCTTATGACGCAGCCGCACCATCCACATCCAGCGTTCCCATTCTTCGCGTCAATGAAGGCGGCGCGGTGTCGTTGTGGATAGGTGGTCAAGGCTACACAAACTTATGGATTCAGGGTATTCAAGACGATGGGTCCAACAACCTTAAACAGCTTGTGCTGCAACCTTTGGGTGGCGGTGTTGCAATTGGTGGAAATGGTTCTGGCATTACAGTTACAAGCCCTAATGGGTGGATCACAAGAACAATCTCAATCGACAACTCCGGTAATGTTGTTGCAGTTTAATGGTCTTGACAAGCGACTTCTTAGCGCATAATCTGAGAACTGTACCGGCCCAGTAGACCGGGGTTCCAATGGAACATAAAATGACTGATGAAGTCCAAGCCTTAGCGGAAGCAGACTCCGCGCAAGCACCCGAGGTGACGGCCACCACGGACAATGCACAAAATGCGCCGGTAGTAGCTGAAAATCAAGACGGTAGCACCCAAGAGGAAAAGAAGTACTCGCAGGCTGAAATCGACGCGATGATTGGCAAGCGCCTCGCAAGAGAACAGCGCAAATGGGAACGTGAGCAGCAGGCAAAGCAGGCACCCGTGCCAGCAATGCCAACGGATATTCCGACAGTAGATCAATTTGACAGCCCGCAGGCATACGGTGATTTCATCCGTGCCGAGGCTGAAAAGCTGGTACAACATCGGGAAATCCAGAAACAACGCGCTGAGATTGAAGAAACCTTCGCAGAGCGTGAGGAGGAGGCCCGGTCCAAATACGACGACTTTGACCAAGTTGCGTACAACCCGAACCTTCGCGTCACCGATGTGATGGCCGAAACCATCAAAGCGTCTGACCTTGGACCTGATCTGGCCTACTGGCTGGGCAGCAACCCCAAGGAAGCTGATCGCATTTCTCGCTTGTCGCCACTGTTGCAAGCGCGTGAGATTGGAAAAGTTGAGGCAAAATTGAGTGCCGAACCTTTCCAGAAGAAAACATCGTCTGCGCCTGACCCGATTCGTCCGGTGACCGCACGAGCAGTAAGCCCCGGTGTCACCGACACCACCGATCCTCGTTCTGTCAAAAGCATGAGTACATCGGACTGGATTGCTGCCGAGCGTCAACGACAACTCGACAAGGCACGGGCACTTCGCAACCGCTAATTTTAGGAAATCATCATGAGTAACAGTCTCTTAACCATTGACATGATCACCCGCAAGTCTCTCGAAATCCTTGAGAACAACTTGGTGATCACCCGCAACGTGAACCGCCAGTACGACGACAGCTTCGCTGTTGAAGGTGCCAAGATCGGTTCTACACTGCGTATCCGTTTGCCCGACCGCGCTCTGGTCACTGACGGTGCCGCCCTGCAAGTTCAGGACGACAACGAACAGTTCACCACTCTGACTGTTTCCAGCCAGAAGCACATCGGCATCAACTTCACATCCGCTGAATTGACCATGCAGTTGGACGACTTTGCAGAGCGTGTCTTGAAGCCACGTATCAGCCAGTTGGCATCCACTGTGGACGCTGACGTTGCCAACGCATACAAACTGATCGGTAACTCTGTCGGTACTCCCGGCACTGCCCCCGCTACCGCTTTGGTGCTGTTGCAAGCCCAACAGAAGCTGAACGAGAACGCCGCCACCATGTCGCCTCGCTACGCTACCGTGAACCCTGCCGCCAACGCTGCATTGGTCAACGGCCTGTCTGGTTTCTTCAACCCCACAGATGTCATCTCTCGCCAGTTCAAGAACGGCATGATGGGTGAGCAAGTGTTGGGCTACGAAGAAGTCAACATGAGCCAGTCGATCAAGGTTCACACCTGCGGTACCCGTGCTGCCACTGGCAACACAACTGGCGCTGCTGTGACTTCCGAAGGCGCAACCACTCTGACTCTGACTGTCGGTTCCGGTGAAACCATCGCTGTTGGTGACGTGTTCACCATCGCTGATTGCTTCGCCGCCAACCCACAGACTCGTGAGTCCACCGGTTCGCTGTTCCAGTTCGTGGCATTGGCCTCCTCGACCAGCAGCACCACTGCTACTGTGACCGTGGCTCCTATGTACTCGGCTGGTAACGCCCTGTGCACTATGGTGTCCCTGCCCGCCACCGGCAAGGCTGTTGTGTTCGTTGGTGCTGCTTCGACCAGCTACCCGCAAAACATGGTGTACCACAAGGATGCCATCGCATTCGCCACTGCTGACCTGTTGCTGCCACAAGGCGTTGACATGGCAAGCCGTGCCGTTCACAACGGTATCAGCCTGCGCGTTGTTCGTCAGTACGACATCAACAACGACCGTATGCCTTGCCGTGTTGACGTGCTGTATGGCTACAACACGATTCGTCCACAAATGGGTTGCCGCATCTGGGGCTAATCCAAGGCGGGGGCTTCGGCCCCTGTTTTCAAAATCATTCTCTGAGAGGAAATTATCATGGCACTCCCTAACGGCGCAGGCGGTTACCAAATCGGTGACGGCAACATCGGCGAAGCTAATCTGACGGTTCAAGGTGCTCCCGTAGCACTGACAGCCGCAGCCACTCTGACTGGTGCTCAACTGTCGAATGGTCTGTTCACATACACTGGCGCTGCCGTCAACCTGACTCTGCCCACCGTGGCCGATTTGGAAGCTGACGTTTCCAGCGCACAGAAAGTGAACTCCGCATTTGAGTTCGGTATCATCAACATCGGTGGCACCAACGCTGCAACTCTGGTGGTCGGCACTGGCTGGACCATTGTTGGCGTGGCTGCTGTCAGCGCCAACACATCGGCCCGATTCCTCGCCCGTAAAACCGGCGATGGTACTTGGACCGCATATCGCGTTGCTTAATCCTTGAGCAACTGGTAAAACGGGGCTTCGGCCCCGTTTTCACATGGAGATTCAAATGAACGTCACCCTCGTACACCCAATCCACGGTGCCAAAGTTGCAATCAACGATGTTGAACTCGCCGAAGATGAAAAAAACGGCTGGACACGGTACAATTCTGACACGCCTGTCGAGGCGGCACCGAAAGCAGAAAAGCCTGTGCGCAACAAGCTGACTCGCAAAGTGACCGAACAACCTGTCGAACAGCCCAACGAAGTCCCATCCTTTCTGACTTCGGCAAGCGACGAATCCGAAGGAAACTGAAATGGCTTATACCGCTGGCGATCAGATCAACCGAGCACTTCGCCTGCTCGGCATTCTTGCCGAAGGTGAAACGGCGTCAGCGGCAACAAGTCAAGACGCTCTGGTTGCAATGAACCAGATGATCGACTCGTGGAACACCGAGCGCCTGTCCGTGTTCTGCACCCAAGACCAAATATTCTCGTGGCCTTCTGGTGAAATCAAACGCACCCTTGGTCCGACTGGTGACTTTGTGGGCAACCGCCCAGTCCAACTCGATGACGGCACCTACTACAAAGCCCCAAGCGGCGTGTCGTATGGCATCAAGTTCATCAACCAAGACCAGTACAACGGCATCGCTGTCAAGACATCGACATCGACCTTTCCGCAGGTGATCTTTGTCAACAACACGTTCCCCAACGTGGAGATGTATGTCTACCCCCGACCCACACAGGTCTTGGAGTGGCACTTCATCTCGGTGCAAGAGTTGACACAACCTGCGCTGCTCAGTACTGAGTTGTTCTTCCCACCGGGCTACATGCGGGCATTTGCTTACAACTTAGCGATGGAGATTGCGCCCGAGTTTGGTGTGGAGCCAAGCCCACAGGTGCAGCGCATCGCCATGACCAGCAAGCGCAACCTGAAGCGCATCAACAACCCATACGATGTGATGAGTCTGCCCTACGCCATTGTGGCAAACCGTCAGCGGTTCAACATCTACGCCGGTAACTTCTGATGAAGACGCCCATCCTCGGTTCATCCTACGTGGCCCGCAGTGTCAACGCTGCGGATGCCCGCATGGTCAACCTGTTTCCCGAGATCGTGCCCGAGGCTGGTAAAGAGCCTGCGTTCTTGAACCGTGCTCCCGGCCTCAAGTTGGAGGTGGCAGTGGGTAACGGCCCCATTCGTGGGCTGTGGGTGCTGGCTGGCAACATGTACGTGGTCAGCGGCAGTCAACTGTACAAAGTGACCCCTGCCTACGTAGTAACCCTGATCGGCAGCGTGACGGGCACTGGTCCGGTCAGCATGGCCGACAACGGCACTCAGTTGTTCGTGGCCTGCAACGGCCCCTCGTTCATCTACAACTCGCTGACCAACGTGTTCCAGCAGATCACCGACCCGGACTTTCCCGGTGCTGTGACCGTGGGCTACTTGGACGGCTATTTCGTGTTCAACGAGCCGAACAGCCAAAAAATTTGGGTCACTGCGTTGCTTGAGGGCACACAGGTTGACCCACTCGATTTCGCCAGCGCCGAAGGTTCTCCTGACGGCGTGGTCGGCATCATTGTGGATCACGGGCAACTGTGGGTCTACGGCACCAACTCCATCGAGGTTTGGTACAACAGCGGTAACCCTGACTTCCCGTTTTCTCGCATTCAAGGTGCGTTCAACGAACTAGGCTGTGCTGCTGCGTACTCGCTTGCCAAAATGGACAATGGTCTATTCTGGCTGGGCAAGGACGCCCGCGGTCAGGGTATGGTCTACCGGGCCAACGGCTACTCCGGCCAGCGCATCTCGACTCACGCCATTGAGTGGCACATCCAGCAGTACGGCGACTTGTCGGACGCCATCGGGTACACCTATCAGCAAGACGGCCACAGCTTTTATGTGCTAATTTTCCCAACCGCAGACACCACATGGGTCTACGATGTGGCAACACAGGCATGGCATGAACGTGCCGGGTTTGCCAATGGTGACTTCACTCGTCACCGCAGCAACTGCCAAGCGTTCTTTGGCACTAGGGTCATGGTGGGTGACTACCAAAACGGCAACGTGTACTCGTTCGATCTGGACGATTACTCGGACAACGGCAGCATCCAAAAGTGGCTGCGATCTTGGAGAGCACTGCCCACCGGTCAGAACAACCTCAAGCGCACCGCGCACCACAGCCTCCAGCTTGACTGCGAGTCGGGCACTGGTCTGAATCTCGGTCAAGGTAGCAACCCGCAGGTCATGCTGCGCTGGTCAGACGATGGCGGGCACACATGGTCCAACGAGCACTGGATCAGCATCGGCAAGATCGGCGAATACTATCGCCGCGCCATCTGGCG